CTCTAAAGTAGCTGATGATTCAATTCCTGAAGTTAAGTTAGACATACACAACGCACCAGCTACAGACAAATACCTTAAGTACACATCCAATGGAATGGAGTGGTCTGATGGTGCATCTGAAGGTACTGATGTTAAATCAACAGGCGAAAGTGGTACTACTAAGTTCTTACGAGTAGATGGAGATGGAACTTGTTCTTGGGCAGTACCACCTGATACCAATACTCAAGTAGGTGGTGATACAGGTGTTACTTTTAACGATAATGTTAAATCCCGATTCGGCACTGGGAATGATGCCAATATTCATTATTCAGGAACGAATTGGTTATTTGAGAATAGTAGTGGAATAGTTCATTTCAAGACCGATGGTTTTTATGTGAATAATGCTGCTGATAATGAAGCGGTAATAGCTTGTGCTCCCAACGGAAATATCGAGCTTTACTATGATTCAAGTAAGAAATTCGAAACTACAACGAATGGCGTTACGGTAACTGGAACAGTATCAGACAGCAAAGGCGATTTAAGAAGTATCCCTAAAAATGCAAAATCTTCGGCTCATACATTAGTTGCTTCTGATGCTGGAAAAGCTATTTTTATCTCAACTGGGGGAGTAACTATTAATAGCTCAGTACACTCTGCGGGAGATGCAATAACTATTATTAACGATAGTGGATCAGATCAAACCATCACTCAAGGTTCAGGGATAACTGTTTATAATTCTGCCGATGCCACAACGGGGAACAGAACTCTTGCAGGTCGTGGAATGGCTACTGTTTATTTTACAAGTACCACAGAATGTTTTATCTCAGGTGCAGGGTTGAGTTGATATGACACCAATGCAACAAATCCTTTTAGGTTTTACTACAAAAGATCCTCAACCCTTTTACGGGAATAGAGGGGTCTGGTTTGGTGGAAGCTGTTCAAATGGTAATGATACAATTCAATATCGAACAATTAACTCAACAAGTTCAGGCACAACTGATTTTGGAAATCTTACGGTAGGTCGTACTTACTGCTCAAGCTGTAGTAACGGCGAAAGAGGATGTACTGGAGGAGCAGAAAATGAGGATACAATTGACTACATTACTATTGCTACAACAGGAAATGCTACAGATTTCGGTAATTTAACTGTAGCAAGATCTACATTTAGCTGCATGTCAGGTGATGGTAGAGGGGTATGGTTTGGTGGTTATGGTTCTAATAATGCTGGTCAAACGATTGACTATATAACAATTGACACGACAGGAAACGCTACAGATTTTGGTAATGCGACAGCGACTAATAGAGAAGAGACGTCAGGCTGTTCAAATGGATCAAGAGGATTAAGTGCTGGAGGTCAATCCCCTTTAACAAATGTAATTGAATATATAACAATAGCTAATACTGGTAATGCTTCAGATTTTGGTGATTTAACTGTATCAAGAAGAGCTTTAGCTTGCTCTTCAAGTGATACTCGCGGAGTTTGGGTAGGTGGTAGGGCGTCATCTGCTCTTAGTAATGTTATGGATTATGTAACTATTGACACTACAGGTAACGCCTCAGATTTTGGAGATATATCGGCAATAATGAGATGGGCAGCAGTTTCTAATGGCACACTAGGAATAGTATTTGGAGGTCAGTTAAATGCTGGCCCAACAAGAGGAGGATTGTTTAAATGGACGTTCGATACTTTAGCTAATGCTACAGATGCAGGTGACTCTAGTTCCAGTTTAAGAACGAAGCAGCAAGGCGCAACGTCAGGAGATTAGAAATCATGAATGAGATTATTTCAACAAATACAATCAATCTTTCTTTTAAAACTAATAAATTTAACGAAAAGGCATTAGAAAAAATTAATGAATTTTTACCTGAATTAGATAAGAAAACAAGGGCATTTGATAGGCAAAATAGCCAAACAACTATATCTTTAATGACTTTGACTTTGTTAACTGGTCAATCACCTTATCGGATGTTAAGACAGATATTATCTGAAGTTGAAACTAGAAAATCTAATTTAGTTGAAGCTCAAGTAATGTATGCTGAAACAGCAGAAGAGATAAAACAATTTGAAGAAGCTACTGATAGTGTAGGTATTGCAAAGTATAGACAAAAAGCTTTTTCATTAGAAATGTTGCAAAATAAAATCAATGGAGGATTGAAGGATATTGCAATTTTAATTGATCAATATAACAATATAAAAAAAGTAAATGATATAAAAGATTGGGACGAAGAAGCTTTTGAAAGAGAAGAAAAGAAATTTCATGTTAGACGAGGATTTGAATTAATGTATAGAAATCTTTTACAAGGTGGGAGAGCGCATACGTCAACAATTGAATATTTGCAGCAATACGGTGTCCATCCACAGGTTTGTTTAACAGAAGTTAGTGGCTACTTATTGCATACATCACAGAGGATTGAAAAACATGATTTACCACATGGCAATGATTTAGAAGATTTTCTTGATTCAATGGCCAATAAATATGTAAAAAACGTAGATGTAACAGCAGAAAGGCTTTTTGGGAAATCTGAATTTATGAATAAAGATTATATGAACCGATGATTTTATTAAGTGTAGAAGATGGCATCGAGCCCTCTTTCCCTAAACTATTAACCAAAGGGTAACAACTAATGGCATTAACAAAAATCTCAACAGGCGGTGTTAAGGATGATGCCGCCAGCCAAGCCAAGATTGCTGATGAGGCGATTGATGAAGCAAGGCTACAGGTAAGCAACACTGGAACTAATGGAGAGTTCCTACAGAAACAATCTGGTAACACAGGTGGTTTAACATGGGCTGCGGCTAATCAATACACCCACCCTAACCACTCAGGAGAAGTAACATCTACTGGAGATGGTGCAACAGTAATTGCAAGTAATATTGTAGATGAAGATAATTTAAAGATCAGTAATACTGGTACAAATGGTCAGTATCTACAGAAGCAGTCTGGTAATACAGGCGGTTTAACTTGGGCTGATGTAACTGTTCCTCCAGCAGGTAACACCGTTGACCTAGTAGCTGATGGTGATATTGCTGCTGGTAAAGCAGTGATTATCACAACTGCTGGTAAAGCACAAGAAGCAAAAGAAACAATTTCTGCGATAACTAGCTCTATTAGTTCTACAAATGGAAGACTTACTATTGATGAAGATAATGCTGATTATAATTTTGGGTTAGTTTGGGACGAACTTAGAGATAGGTTAATTGCTAGTTGGGAAAGGGGCCCTGATGGACAAGCTGCTGTTATTACAATATCAACAGCTCTTGGAAATAATTCCATGAGTGACGGAACTCATGAATCTTACGAAAATAGTAACTGTAATGGATCAGCACTGTGTTACGACCCAGATACAAACCAGTATTTAGCTGTTTATAGGGCTGGTAATCAAAGTGATTATGGTGGCAGTAGGTTAGGTACTACGACTGGAGGCAGTTATAATGCAGTAACTTGGGGAACAGAAGTTTTCCTTAATAGCCATAGAGGAGAGAATTATAATCTTTGTTATGACACAGCTAATAATAAATTCGTTGCTGCTTATTATAACGAAGATGATCAACGGAGAGTATATTGTGCTGTAGGGACTGTTAGTGGAACAAGTGTTTCATGGGGTACACCTGTAAAGTTAGATAACAACTGGAAAGTAAGTAACGATGGAGGTACTAAACAACTAGCAATTTGTTATGACTCAAACGCTGAAAGAGTAGTAGTATCTTGGAGAATGGAAAGCAACGACCAAGGTTTTGTTGCTGTATGTACTGTTAGTGGTACGTCTATATCTCAAACAGGTTATGGAACTCTTAATGCTGCTGATACAGATAACATTCAATGTTGTTTCGATAGTAATGCTAATAAAACTATATTTGTCTACAGAGACGAAGGTAACAGTAACCGTATAACTGTACGATCTGCATCAATCAGTGGAAACACTATTACCTTTGGTAATGAAGAAGCGTTAGGTGGTGGTAATCCAAGTGATAATACTGGTCATTTATGTGCTATTGATTTTGACCCTGCTACAAACGGATTTTGGGTTGCTTATTATAATGCAAATAACTTCTTTAGAGCATCTAATGGAATAATAAATGGTACTGGATTTACGTGGTGGACTGAAGATATGACGTTAACTAATGATGGTATGCACAATCTTGAGTCTAGAAATAACGTAAAAGTTTGTGCATTAGGTTCACATGGAAAGGTGGCAATTATAGGTTCTAACGCTACTGAAAGTAAAGATCCTGATATTTTCATAATAGAAACAAAAGCAGCACAAAGCAACTTAACTGCTACAAATGGTATAGGTTTTGCTGAAGATGCTATCAATGATACTGCTACAGGAACCATTAAATTACCCGGAAACGTCGTTGGAAATCAATCAAGTCTGACTGCTGGTACACAGTATTTTATTCAATCTGATGGAACATTAGGTACATCTCAAGATAATACGTTAGGTGCAGCTAGCGGAGTTACAAAAGCTGGAATAGCTTTAAGTGCAACTAGTTTACTAATTGCTGACTATAGATCCTAATAAATGAAATTATGGCATTTTCATCTTATTTGCATAGTTAATAAGAATAGCTAGGCTATATCTACACGGCCGTAGAATTAATGCTGCAAAAAATCTGTAATGCTATGTCAGTAGCATCATTTGTTATGTCCTTAATGGTCGTAACTGGAGGAGGAATAATGTATATGAAACGAGTTGAATTTATGAACAATATGATGCTGACTCTTCAGGATCAAATGGTTGATATTATTCAAAATCAAATAAAAATCCCTGGCAAAACAGGCCCAGCTCTACCTTTCTAATGAAAGAATATTTTTTACCTGGGCTACTAGGAATAGGGCTGATTTCTAGTAACTTAATGTCCTTAACTTTGCTATCTAATTCAAATAAAGATGGTATTCCTGACCTAGCTCGATTACAGACGACTGAGAATAGCGCAAGTCAACTGCGATACAACCGTTCTGAGTCTGGAGATTTAGAGGTAGTAGTTACACATAACATGCATTCTCCTCGCACAACCTTGTTCTCTTCTGAAAAGACAAAATGGAATGGTAAGACTGACTATGTAAGGAAGGAATATATTGCCCACCATCCTGTAGATAGTGCAAGGCTTACTTCTGAATACTTGCAATGTATAAAGAATAAAGGATCAGCAGAATCACAGGGAGAGATAGTTGGAACTTCGCTAGTTACTGCCACTCCAGCAGCTAATACATTATCTAATATTCCAATCATAGGCTGGATTGCTAGTGCCGTTGCAGTCAAAAAAGCAGGCCAGTTAGGGAAAGAGATAGGTGGCGATTTCGTAGATTGCTAAGTGAAAATTGAAAAGATAAAAGTAGAGAAAGTTGGAATACCAAAAATAAATAGTCTGCCTACTACTCCTCAGATAACAAGAGAATTAAATGTAGAAAAGCCAGGGTTTGATTTTATCTTTCCGTTCTTTGAACCGATGAGATATAACCCTGTAAAAATGCAAACTTTTAAAAAACCTCCCACACCAACACCCCCTGACGACGAAACTAAATCGCAAAAAAACAAGAAAGATAATGACTCGGATGTAAATACTGGATTGGTTGATTTAGGTGATGAAGAAATTGAATGTCCTGCAAAAGATCAAGCTTACAGATTAGGGGATATAAGAAATGCACAAGCAAAAGAAAAGGTTGTTGGATTTGAAATTGTTGGTGATACATGCCTTGAGATATGGGGGCCAACTAATATTGCCGATAAATATTTACCAAGTCCTTCTGTAGCTGCAACTACTTTCGGGATAACATTAGTGGCTACAAGTGCAACTCTTTTAGCTCCTATCCTGACCAAAGCATTAAAACCAATATATAAAAAGTTAATAGCTAAAGTAAAAAAAATGATTGGTAAAAAACAAAAAGTTTTATCTACTTTTGAACGTCGGAAGTTACAGAGAGATCGGAAGAAATAGCGTGGGTATGTTCAACATTAGGAGGCGAAACCACTTTTACGTCGGCACATATCTTTGCCATTTCTCCAACAAAAATATTTCCTAACCTGATGTGTTTCGAGCACGTCGCTAATCTGGACATTTCGTAATTCAATCTTTTTGATGCTAAAGAAGCCTCGTATAATTCGACTTGTCTTTCTAATCCCTTGCGGCAAAGCTTCTGGTATCTGAAAGATAATGGAATACTGAATGTAGCGGTTATGCCGCCATTGAGGGACGTATTGCTCTCTTGCATCCCTGTTCTCACTGACTCTGTTCTAATTATCTTTGTAGGTTCATCTGGCTCGCCGTCTCCAATAGGATTATTATCTGCATCAAAAGCACCCTCTATATCTTTCGTTGAATAGATAGGTCTAGAATAATAGGGCTGATAAGGCGACCCAAAGCTATTGGTATGACTAAGGAATGGCGATATATTTAATGTTGCTCCTTGGCAAACTTGATTTGCACCAAGTTGATATTGGAACTGGCGAGAAGGTACAACTTGCACTGCTTGATTGACCACTGACCCCGTTGACTGGGATGATGTATTTATGCTTTGTGAGTAACAAGGAAGAGGAAATATTAACGCTATTAAGTATAAATATTTTTTCATTGAAAAGTACTCGTACTGTCGCTGATACTTTCTATCGTTTGCTCCTCAATTATTTTTGTCATGCTTTTTATCCCTGGTGTTTCTAGCGTTTCATAGTAACTAAAGGATGCACCTTCATTAACGATTGAATATTGAGGTTTAGTTGTTAGATCTGGCATGACATAAGTAGTAGCTGTTCCTGATACTGTCCCTGCTGTTTTTATATATCCAGATGGTGCAATATTATTTGTAGACGGCTTGACATTATGGCCCCCAAAAGTTAGTTCATATCCATTCCGAAATTCAAAAACTGTCAGATCACGTTTCAAAATTGTTTTAGTTTCGGTGTGATTATTTAAAACTCCCTGCTGAAAATTTGGCACTATTTTTTCTGCCCTAACTTGTGGGGCAAAAGTAATAAATAAAAGTGCAATCTTAGTCCACTTTAATTTCATTAATAATTTGCCCTAAAGCAACCGTATTTGCTCCTCCCGCCGTAAGGGTAATTGCAGTGTCAGTTATGGTGCCAGCAAGGCTGCCAGCCGTTCCTGAAGCTGTGGTCACAATGTCTGAGAAGTTAGGTGTAGCTCCTGTAGTAACTGCGCTAGTTGGAACTACGTCTCCTGTAGTCAGAGAAGCGCTGAAGCTGAAAGCTGCACCTGGAACATCTTGTGTCGCTGCAATGGCTCCTGGGGTGTAAATACCTGAACTGATTGTCCCAGCACTAACAGTATTAGCCGTCGTGCCATCGGTTGTATCAACTCCGCTACCTGAAATCGAAAACGAAGTCCCTATGCGCTTTGCATGAGTAGCAGCAGCACCAACTGTTAAAGAAGTTGATTTGGTAATGCTGTGCGTAAGATCTGCGTTGGCTGGTAATGGTGCAGCTAGAAGGAAGAGGATGAGTAGTTTTTTCATGCGTTATTTGAATCAGGTTTTTTAGTAATAACTTGCACCTCAGTTGGAGGATATTTAACAAAAATAGTATGTGTATTACCTCCTCCACCTTCGCCGTTTTTCTTTTTAGCGGTTGCACCCTTCGATACATTCAGTCCATAACTTGTCAGGACTGTGCCTAACATCGCGCTCGCAAAACTGGTATCTGGTCGTTGATCAGGCATCTCAAATTCTATATTTCCTATTTTAATTATTGGTGGAAAAGAGATGTACGCCAAGCTCAAAATACTGAGACTCCAGACCAACACTAGCGTTTTGACACCATTTGATAAATAAAATAGGATCATATCTTGATACTCTGGAGTATCGTCATCATCCCTATCTATGTCAACATTAGGAGTTTGGTTTTTGTCAGCCATAAGCTAGGTCTGCGGGGTCGTTGATGATATTTTAATCATGTAATGTCGGAATAAACACCCCCTCAATAGACGTTGGTGGCTCCCATTCAACTGGTTTCTCAGCCGTAAAGTCATATTCGTTTTGCCTTAAAATCCTCGCGCACCTAGCTTGAGAAAGTATGTCTGGTACATCAGGATCTTTCGCTGCTGCCTTTAGATAAGCAGCTCTAACCTTCTCCCACATTTCTAATTCGCTAGTACATTCAGCAAGTAATTTCTTAGCTGTAACTGGGCCGTAGCCTTTTAATCCAGGGAATCCATCAGTAGCATCGCCGGTTAAAATTGTTTGATAAAAGAATTGATCAGCATCAAACTGATGAATCTTTTCGATCTTGCCTTCAGCGTTCAAATGCAAGCCTGGAATAGTTTTTAAATCTTTATCCCTTGAGTAGATAACATCTCCACTCTCTTGATCAGCCAAGATTCCGACAACATCATCGGCTTCAGTTAATGGAAGCGTGATGACTTCAAATGTGTCGCGTAACCATTGGCGTAATACTGAATACCCTGCTGGCTTTCTAAATTTACGTCTGTTCGATTTGTAATTGGAATAGACACCGTACCTGAAGTTACTGGAGTCACCCAAGGCCAAGAATATCTTGTGGTCTGGGCAAAACTTCTGGACGCGATCAACTTCTGCGGTAACTGCATGTTTGGCCTCGTCTAAGTTGGTTTGATAAGTCCATACTTCTGGACTCCACTCGCATTCATATTCTGCGGATGTCATAGCCCGATAAGCATCGGGTTCGATGTCATAGAAAAGTTTTTTTTCCATTGTTTTTCCAATGTTTGATGAGAATTTTTAAATGTTTAATTCGCTCCTCTGCGTAAGCGATTTTTTCTGAATTATTCATCGGAGTCTTTGCCGAATACCGTCCTCCAATATCTCGGCTGCTAACCCGCTAACAGTTGTACTTTTGAAGTTTGCTTTTTTAGCAATTTCAATTAGTTCTCGATCTTCCCATTCATGTTTGTCATCTTCCATCCTGTTTGCTGTAGCCCATACTCTGAGGATTTGGATGAAAGGTCTTTCCATTCGGAGGCCAAGTTGTTCTTTAATCATGGTGTTCATCCGTAAGCATCCAAGACATGATTAAGGGCTGTGATATAGCCGTCATGCCAAAAAGAAGCAGTCGAGTTTTTAGCTATATGAGCTTCTCTATAAGATTCAGAAGCCTTAAGCTTCAGAGCTTTCACCAGAATCAGTTGGCTCTGAGTCAATTTCTCTGACGCTACGGATGTTTTCGAGGTCAACGATTCTTGTGGAGTGGTCTCTTTCATTTTCTTGGTAGATAACGGTGCATGAGGTTGGATAAAGTTCAGTAACCATTGCTTGTTTCCAATGTGAAGCTCGGAAAAAGATGAATACTGCTTGGGCTCGATTGAGCTGATTCCAGTTCAGAACTGGGTGTCCTGGTCGTGCCATTTGTGAGCTAGTTGTTGAGTTGTTTCGTCGAACTCGAAAGAGCCTGCATAACCACAGCGGCCTAGCATTCGATTTTTCAGACATTTGGAATGAGTAAGATTTGATCCCCTCGATCTGTTTAAAGCCCATATCGTGTCTGCAAGTTGGACGATTGAATGTGAGTTCCTTATGTTGTGCAGCTCTGGGGCAGCTCCGTTCTCAAAGTTCTCTCCAGAAGAAGAGCGATTGAGATGACTAATAGCGAATACTGTGCATTTAGTAGCCGCAATAAAGCTTCTAATCTTTGTAACGAGAGCGTCTAACTGTCTTGTGTCTTGTGCTAATCCACTTCCTAAGATCGTTAAATGATCTAAGTAAATGTGTTGGCAGCCAAGACTTCTGACCATGTAATTCATCCGCTGGAGGATGACCTTTTCATCAAGTGATCCAAAGTGATCAAATAACTCAAGGTATCCAGAGCCGGTAACAAACTTGTCAGCTTGGGCAATGTTTTGAACTTGCTCATCAGTTAGCCCTGCATAGTTTTCTCTGGCATGGATTTGAATCCCTGCTGCTTGACCAACGAAACGAAAGACCGCTTCTTCGGCTGTTTCTTCAAGGCCAATCCACCCGACTTTGATACGTCGTTCGATGTCATGTAATGCCAACGCCCTTGCAAAGGTTGTCTTACCAATTCCTGACCCCGCAATTAATACGATGAGTTGATTATCGTAAAAGGGAGTCTTGTCATTCCAGAACCCAAAAGCACAATTAGTAGCTTTTCGATCAGGTGGTTTGTTGACTATCCCCGCATAGGCAGAAGCAGATTTAATTCCATCAGGACGTAATTCTTTAGCAGCTTTAATCGCTTCATTAACTGCATGACTTCCTAGTTCTTGCAGAGTGTCGTTGGCATCTTTCTTAGGAAAGACAACACGCCTAACTTTGCCTGCTTCAAAGAGACTAACGAGATCATTCGCTGCATTTTCTCCAGGCTCATCCATATCAGTGGCGATATAGACAGTTTTAAAAGAGCTAAAGAAATCAATGTGTTTCTTGACGAAATTGCCTGCATTTTGAGCCCCATTTGGAACCGAAATTCCTACGACTGTTCCTCTGGTGGAGTGGTAGATGCTTGGTGCATCCATTTCTCCTTCGCAAATAGCGATTGCGTCGTGGTGGCTAGGATTTGCGAGATGTGAACCAAACCCTGCGACTTTCTTTGCGTCTCCTTTCCATCCTTGAACTTTTCCATCTTTTTTGATTTTTTGAGCAATGTTTACGCCTTTTTTGTCCCTGTACTGAAAAGCAATCATGTCGGCGAATTTATAAACGCCGTATTGATCTAGGACTTTCTTAGGTATCCCTCTGTAGTGATCTGCATCCCAAGGAACGGTGAGATCAACGTCGATCATTGGCCGAACAGGTTTCGGTCTGGAAGTTTTTTCAACTTCTTCTCCTTCACCTTTCGTGTACTTTTGACAGACGAAACAGAACGTATGGTCTGTGTAGACCGCCAAAGCGTCAGAACTATTACAGGTGGGGCAAGGATCGTGGCGAAGAAAACGGGATTCACCCATCACCCCCCCTTACTGGAATATCAGGAACCAAACCTCTAGTTTTGCCAGCATTAACAGCTAGATATTCAAGAGTGGTAAATGTTTTGTGGCACTTTTTACAAACTCGATACCGCCTAATCATTCCTTCTGAACTTTTAGGTTGACTATCGACTTTTGATTCTTCATGCCCACAGTTGGGACATTTAATCATCGTCAACCTCCCAAGTAATTTGAATGATGATGTGAGAGTCTTTAATTTTCACTTTTTTAAAAGATAAATTGAGGTGAGGAATGACTTTTACGCTGTCATCTGTCCACAGAATGTTTTTAGCTGCGTCCATAACTGAGCCAGATTTGTTATCAAGATCTCCCATCTCTGCACCACGAAAGAAGATGTCTAGTCGATGTACTTTCGTGAGTGGT